GGGTTGCACCAATTGTCAAGCACCTTGACGCCCATGGTACGCTCGAAGCGTGGAACACGCCGAGCGGCCGACTAGCGGGAACGGGCAGAACATCGCCCCAAACGCACTAGTCGCTAACTCTGTACCGACTGAGAGGAATCACCAATGGTTCAACACCGTAACCTAGCCCGTAACGAACGGCTCGGAATCGACCCTAACGACTACTCCGATCCGTATGCCTGGCACGACAACTACCGCTCCGACTCCGATGACAACTACAGCAAGGAACCAAATGCCCGCATCTTTGACACCAGCAGGAACCCTTCCGATGACTGACACAACTACTAACCAAGCCGCTCGCCCCGACTTCGGAACACTCATCCCTAACCCAGCCGCTCGCATGCTGGTCGAATTGGCCTACGATGCGCACCAGGCCTACTGCTCTGCTCATTTCTCACGCTACGGCGTGGAGTCCGCTGGTCTAAAGGCGTGGCGTGAAGCGTTGAACACTGACGCCACAGTCGAAGCACTAACCGACTTGCCTGCTTTCTCCGCCATAGACGAAATCGCACGGCTCAGTGAGTCCCCCGAGATGGTAGCGGCTCTAATCGTGGTCCTTACGGACACGCTCGCAAGCGCCAAGGCCAATCTGGCTGGACTCTACAGCACTCGGAACCGGACGGACGGACAAACCGCTTCCGATCCGGACGCCGATCCGGTTGCGCTCCGAGACAACCTCGACTCCATGCTGGCAGCGTGTATTCCGCTCGCATCAACTCCGATGCTCGACTCAGACGCCCTCTGGTCAGTCTTCCCCCACCGCACCGTAAAGTCTAAGTCTGGCAGCACAAGAGTCGTCTACGACGGCCCTCGCATTCCGACTACTCGGAACGTGTCACCGCTGCGGGCCAACGCACGCCTTACACTTGTGACGCACAAGCCGGACGGCTCGACTACCGTTCACGATGACGTGAACTTCGGCGACAGTGTGAAACGTGAACTCCGGGCCGATATGTCCGAACTACGTGAAATGACCGGAGGCTTCACGGCGGACACGCTCGGGAGCACGGACCCTGTCATCTTCGAACGGAACACCGGAGCACCTAACGGGGAGGTGGTTCGGTTCAGCATCGTAAAGCGTGACATCAACTAGTCCTAAGTGACCACCCGCTAGGCAACGGGGCCTAGCGGGCGAAAGGCGGCTAACACCTAACAGTTAGCCGCCTTCCTTGGCTTTCTAGTAGGCCCTCACACCGCAACACTAACCCACTAACCCGACGGCACCCACTAATTGAAAGGCCCTCACACCACATGGACCCAGACCAAACACTCGCCGAAATTCACTACTACCTAAATGAGGCCCAAGCCTCAGGAAATCTCTCAGAAGAGAACCAGAACCTGGTGCAAGCCAGCCAACTGTTCGAAGCCCTAGACGACTGGATTAGTAACGGCGGCTTCCTGCCTAGATTATGGACGGAGCGGGGCCGCCCAGTCGACACAGACACGCGTTGCGAACACGGCGATTGTTACGGCGCACGTTGTAACCGCACCGGTCGGGAAGGAGTAACCACTAGCAAGAACACGGTGCAAGCTGGTTCCTACAGGGCCACAAATACCACCGGCTAGACGCTGAAACGCAAGACGGCTACTCTATAGACGCTGAGGCGCTGACACGCTGAGACGCTGAACATCTTCTATGGTGTCGCCGAAATCCACTACTACCTAAGGTGTCAATCTAATCCTTGAGAGTAGCTTCTAATGCGTTCGGTATTAAACCCACAGGATTAAAAGCCTTGCACCCCACCAGTACCCTAAGGTACTGGGGGTGCATAAAAATACCCCATGCGAGCCCGCATGGCCCATGCACGAGCGTTTGCCCTGGTCAGAGGGGGTGCGGCCCCTGCATACTCACTGCATACTCGATGCATAGAATAGGCCATGAGGAAATGTGATGGCCCATGCGGAGTTTAATGTCACAGATTAGTCCACTAATAAGGAAATAAAACTCAATGCAATTAAGTCAATTCAATGAAACTACATACAAGGAGTCCGTTAGCTATGAGTGAGACCTTTAGACGTCTAAAGCTAGTTGAGTTTCAACTCAGAGAGTTCGGCCCACATAGCCAAACAGAACTCCTTGAACTACCAGGAATGGACATGAGTCAGCCGGGCCTATCAAGACTCCTGGCTTCCTACGGCTTCCCATCAAGGCTTCTACCGGCCAAGCTGTACCATATCAATGGTTGGCGGAAGCATTGGCCGCCCAATACCGGGGCCCTTATACGTCTAATCATCTGGGACTTAGCAACTGCACTAGATAAAGACCCAACTAGACCAGAAACTAATCGCATCCTAATAACCAAACTAGAAGGCTGGCTAAGGCACGCTCATAAACTAGCTGGCGACGAACTAGAGGAACCCGATGACGCCTGAGGAACAGTTAGCCCAGCTGCACAAGCGTTGCGAGCCGCTGGCCGAAGCATTGGTCGAGCGGTACCGTGACTTTAGCCCGTACCCTCTCGGCCCAGACAAGCCGCCAACTAGCCAGCCTTTAGACCAGCGGCTGGTAGTATCCGACTCAGTTCAAACTACCGGCCCTGTAGGAACCCCCACACCCGAAATTAATACGACCGAGCAAATAACTAATCTTTCTCTATCAATTGAGCAGAACCTAGCCTCGATTGATGTCCACCAGTCTGACATTAAACGACTCAACGAACTGATGGACCTAATGCTTAAGTTCAAGAATGAACTGCGTGAGAAGGTTCGTACAGAGGAGAGTAATCTAGAAGCTAATAAAGCTAAACTACGCATCACTAAGCTTAAGGAAGCTGAGGCTGCACTAGCTAATGAGCTAGCCCCTAACCTTGACGACCCTGAACTACAGAAGCTGATCGCAGCCTTCGAGCTTTGCCCATTCTATGAGCGACTCGATGACTTTCAGATTGAAGATGTCGTCTGGATGCTAGATCGCTGGAACAAGACTAAGGACCAGAAGCCTGATCCTGGTAACTTGTTCCTTCGTGGCATAATCAACGCCAACGATACGGGTATGGGGAAAACCGTAGAAACGCTAGCCTTCCTGTGGGTTATGCGCCAGATCAACCCCAGTGCTCGCATCGTATGGTTCACGGCTGCCGCACTGGTTAAGGAAACGGCCCCGGAGGCTAGCACTAAGTGGGGATTCGATATGATCCCTGTATTTGGCTCCGCTGCAGAACGCATTAACCTAATCAAGTTGATGCGTAACCTAGAGGGTTCAATTCCGCTCTCCCTCGTTATCAACTACGAGGCTATGAACCATAAGGCTATTAAGGAAGCCCTCACCAATGAGTGGGACTTCATCGTAATTGATGAGGTCCATAAGCTCCGAGGTGGCGCCAACTATCGGCCTACTCAGATGTGGGAGAACTTCAAGAATTTCAAGATTGAGAGCAACGCCTTCCCAGTAATGCTGAGCGGCTCAATCATCAACAACCAACCTAAGGAACTCTGGTCCTATCTGCACCCGATGGATCCGTTGCGTTGGCCGGACGTTTGGGAGTTCGACCAGATGATGAAGACTGGACTCTTTGGCTCAAAGAAGCTAATGGAGATCTTAGCTCCATCAATGTTCCGACGCACTAAGGCAGACGTGAAGATCAAGATGCCTGAGCGTATCGTAACACCACACAAGATTGAGCTTGACCCGACAAGCGACCTCTACCGCATCTACCACGAGATGGAAGATGAAATGATGTCCTGGCTTGAGAACCAGGAAGGTCAGAAAGTTAATGTCGCATTCAAGTCAATCCTCGATCAGTTGATTAGGCTGCGTGCGGTACTAGTGGCACCAGGCCATATCAAGGTGAAGCGAGTAATAGTAGACGACAATACTGGCGAGACGACAACTGTCGAGGAACAACTAAACACTGGCGCACCACAGAAGCTAGAGTACGCTGCCGAACTTATGAATGACCTTCTTAACGAGGGCCAGCAAGTAGTAGTTGCAAGCTCTGGTTTCAAGGCTCCACTCGATTGGCTGTACGATGCAATCGACCCTCGTTTCAAGGCCGAGAAGTTGTATGGCGGCAACGCCAAGAATGGTGGTGATATCGCTCAGCGTTTCCGTCAGGCCGAAACTCAAGTAATCCTGACTAACTTGCAGAGCGGCGCACTCGGATTTAACCTGCACCGTACAAACGAGTGGCCCGGTGGTGCAGAACACCTTATAATGGTTGATGATTGGTACAACCCTGAGCTAGTTCGCCAGCAATGGGACCGTGTTTGGCGGAGAGGCTCAACGAACAGAGTAATCATCCATCTAATCCAGGTGGATAACTCAGTCGATCAGTTCGTACAGGCCATAAGAGAACAGAAGGCACTGAATAACTCCAAGATTACAGAATCGACCACGCTTAAGGCCGGCGACTGGATCCACGAACTCAAGAAGGCATTCGGAAGGGATAAGTAAATGAACACCGGAGGAGGCTTCGCGTAATGAGCACGACCGAGGAACGAGAAGCACAGTTAGTTAAGTGGCGGGCCGCGCTACTTGAGAATGGAGTAAGCCAAGACACGATAGCTACACTAGAACGCCACGGAGCTTCCATAGTGCCAGAATGGAAGAAGAACATTAAGTACACGTGCTATATGCTCCTAATTATGGCGGCTATTTGCCTGATCTGTGCAGCCATCGGGCCAGCCATATTTGGGCCGCCAGCGTAGAAGTACCTGGCTAAGAAGTACCTGACTTAGAAGTACCTGGCTAAGTTAGTATTGGCATGGTATAATACAACCTCACGCCGGTCTCGGATCGGCCAGCTGAAAGGCTGGCCCTTCCCAGGCTTACGGAAAGGAAAGCTGTGAAAGGAAAACTAGTGTCGAGAGTAGTTGTTTGCCTTGGAGCGGCCACCGCTTACCTTGGAGCCGTCGTCTTTGTGGCTAAGTGCATACGTTACGGTATGGGCGGTAAGGAGAACCCTACCTGAACAGTAGGCCGAGAGGCATCGGCCCAGCCCATCAATACTTGAAGCCCATCAGTAGGTGACACATGAGCCGTGTTCAGAGAAAGACTAGTTATTTGCTCGATCGAGTGTACCCTTGTTATAGGTATCAGCTTCGCAAGAGATGGGAGAGGGTATTGCGGGGCGTGGTGTGGAGACTGCCTCGTTCGCTGGTGATGTGGTCGACAGTGCGAGTTATCCTCCATGCCTCTAACGGACCGTACGCAAACCAAGTCATACCGGAACTCACAGCAATGGAAGCATTGAAGCGGTGGGATGACACGAACAGTAGGCCGAGAGACTACACCAAGTAGTTAGGTTGAGTAGGCCGACCAATTGCCGGCCTGTAGGAACCCCTCCTTCCGAAATTTAGACCCTGTTTCGATTAAGAAATGGCTTTGCACCACACTAGTTACCTGAGGGTGCTACTCTCAAGGTACTGGCTACTACAACTGGAGTAATTAATCGTGCCCATGCCCATAGGATACGACGATAAAGAGGAACAAATTCTTGACTTAGCCGAAATGTTAGTCCAGTTACAGGCCGATCTTACGGCCACCGAGGAGTTACACCTAACCCAGCGTAAGGCTCGTCGTGTTCTGGTTACTAAGATGCACTGCGAGTACGGCCTAACTTATAGGCAGCTGGGCTCGTTGCTTGGTATAAGCCATGCCCGTGTAGAGAACATTGTTAATGGTTCTTCGCCTAAGCGCTAACATCGACACGCTAGCCAGGAGGCTCTTCCGATGACGCGTGACGAAACTATTGAGTACCTGAGGCACCGCATCGAGGTATCTCGCGACCAGGAACGTGAGCTAACACAGAATGTTCTCGCCTCAGCGGCGTTAGTGACCGTGCGTAAACAGATCGGCTACTACGAGGCCGACCTTCGCGTCTTGCTCAAGGCGTCGTATCGTGTCTTCTAAACCCACTAAGGCTCTGTCTTCTGAGCTGAACTGGATCGTAGTCGATCGGCCAGGCGACTACCCGCTAATCGAGCGCACAGATAAATCACTTGGCGTTCAGCCGTGTGGCTGTTGTGTCGTTTACCATACCGAACAAGCTGCGGTATGGACTGCGCTTAATCGTACGCTCGATTACCGATCGAACATTAGGCGTGAGCTAACTTCGGCTAACCGTGCAGTTGAAAGCCTCCTTGATAGACTTAAGCGGAAGGAGAAGGCCATTCGTGCCCGAGAAAGTTAAAACAGATTGGAAGGTGGTTGCACGTTCAGCCACCGTGCTGGCTAACATCGACACGCTCCTTACTTCGGCACCGTTCGACGCCGAGGCACTTATAGATCACCCAAACCAATTGGTAGTTAAAGTTAGTAGCGACGCTAGTGTTGGGCACCTTGACGACCAGTTGACTTATTCCTTTAGAAGCTTTGAGCATAGTAGGTCTATGTACATCGCTACGTGCTGGAAGTGTTATCGCTTTCTTAAAGAAGAAGCACCTAGAGAGAACCTTGGTTTGTGCTCAGTGTGCTGGGAGAACGGAGAGGACACTCCGAATAACGACCCACACCTTGTTACTGATTCAACTTACGAGATGCATGGGGATGTATTCTTTCGTCCAGAACACCACGCCCATATAGGCCCCATGTACTCGTTTGATAAGAACACAGGTGCTTGGGACAACCTTGTTGAAAGGGAGGGTTGGCATAGAGTCTATCTAGATGAATACGAAGAAGCGCATTACGTGCCGTACACACTATGGGAGATTTGTCCAATCTGATGCCTAGCAAATTTGAACTGTCTACAGATGTTGGGTTAGATCAAATACTGTGGGCAGGTTATAGAGAACGTAGGGAGTTCCCCGATGTGTCAACTATAGCTGACTTCTTTTCTGGAATGCTTGTGGTTTATTCTTACGTGACCAAGCTCGATAAGTCTACGATTATGGACGGACTGCGAGCGTTCTATCAGGAGTCTAATGCCTAGAAAATCTGAGCAAGGCGTTTGGAAGTACGGTATAAATTACGACACCTACATAAAGGTTGACACCGACATTACCATTATTAAAGATGAGGGCATTTGGTACATGTTTGATGGCGATTCCTTCCTTGGTAAGGATGAGAATATCTGGAACTTAATGAAGGCGAGTGATAAAGGAGAGGAGTAGTGACGCAGAGCATTCAATGCTCTAAATGTAGGAGGTTTCGCACTGAGGGTTACCGTACCGCCGCATACGGTTTCGTCTGTTCTGACTGTTTAAGTGACGATGAATTTAACGACAGTAAAAGGGGGCCGGCCTCCCATAAAGATCACAAAGAAATGCACGAAGACATCACGGCTTACGAATTTACAATAGCCATGTTGCCTGACGAACAGTTCAGTGAAATGGTCTTCGACGAATTGAGTAAACCGGATGACTGATACAGAAACTAATTGGCGGGCTAGTCGTAGCCAGAATATGGCTATTTACCCAGAGATTGGCCGCATTCGAGAAGGCCCTTACGATGAGTGGCTTCTAATTCGGATCAGTCCTTATCGAACAAGCAACTCAATTCACGAGGATATGCAGGTCTTGGCCGACTCCCTCATGATACAGTTTGATAACGACAGAGAGACAATAAAATTTAGTCTCAAGAACGTAGATAGAAAGATTTACGCCAAGAAGACCAACTGATGTACTACTACACGATTGGCATAACCAAGGCCTCAGCAAGTAGCGCTGATATGGAACTCGGTGAAGTGTTCGATTTCTTAGAGTCTGAATTACCAGGTCCATTAACCTCAGTCACAATCTATGAGGAAGAACTCTACTGGAGAGTGGTAGGAGTCAGTGCGTCATCAAAGGTGGCTCGAACTAGCGATTGAAATAGCCAAGAAGAATGACAACATTCAGCACAAGCACGGAGCCGTACTAGTATGTAGCGGCCGAGTGCTTAGTGTTGGATGGAATACAGAGCGACGGGGTTACTACCCTAGTCGTCACGCTGAATGGCACGCAGTAAGAGACCACCTTGATGACAAAGCAACTCTCTACGTCGCTCGGGTAACTAAGAGCGGCCACATAGCTAATAGTTCACCGTGTTGCAGGTGCATGGAACAACTAATGCACTACACTAAAGTTAAGGAGGTTTGGTTTACGTTAGAGCCAGGCATTGCTAGTTCATTCGATTTGTGTAACGCTAGAAATGAAATGAGAAATGGCTACAAACCTGCTATTCGTGTTTAGGATTAATGAAGATGGTTCACAAACAACTCTCGTTAAGGCAGAAGTTGATCACACTGTCAGCTGGGAAGAACTCGTTCAGTGGGGACAGGACAATCTTCCAGGTGACTGTGGGCGATTCCAGATTGACGCTGTTAACCAAGAAACGGTCAACGCCCAGTTCCCAGGAAGTCCTGATTACGCTGCGTTGCAGTGGGGACTTTGGCAAGCGAACACTGTTGGTAGCCCCGCAATTGAAAATCTCGGTGGTACGTACACAAACGCAGTTCTCACAGTCAAGGAATGCGAAACCCCACCGACATCAACTACAACGCAGCAAGTAACATCAACTACTTCAACTAGTACAACGCAGCAAGTAACAACCACTACCACAACAGTAGCGCCGACAGCGCCAACCACTACCGCGGCTCCGGCTCCAACTGTAACCACTCAAGCTGTTGACGCCGCACCCACTCAAGCTGTTGACATTGCACACGATTGCGTATGGGATTCAATCTCTAGCCGATTCCATGCAGCTAACGGTGAGTACATGCTTAACTCTCAGTGTGGAGTAGCGACCAGGGAGGCTTTCCCTGTTACCGGAGTCACCGACGCTGGTCCGCTGGCTATTATCGCAATCCTAGTTATCATTCTAGGAGCGGCCTGTCTGGCGACGGCACGCAAGGTTTGGGGTCGAGCCTGATACAAACTTCTTGACAAGTTAAGACTGGCGTGAGATAATACGTTCTTAGCACCACCCAACTAACCAAGGAAATTGAATGGCCCATGTACTTACTGTGAGCCTCAACGTTGATGACCCGGATCGAGCCCAGGATGCGATTGACAATGGAACTTTGATTCCATTCCTCAAGAACAACCAGGGTCGAATCGTTGCCGAAGTTATCTTCGAAGAGGACGACGAGTTGGAGACTTTAAGTTAGAATAGCATGCGATTGCAGCATCTATTCAAGATGCGATGGCATGGCTACATTGTACTATGCCCACTTCCCAAATGAATGGGTCTGTCCTCGTTGCGAACTTATACCAAAAGGACAGATTCTCTCAGCACTTAGACTGTGTGAGGAATGCCTTGCCTCATTTAGTTCACCAGACCGTAAGGCAACTAAATGTAAGGCTTGTGACCCAACACTAATAACCTGGTCACAAGCAATCAAGCTAAACCACGATAGGATGGCAGAAGTCATCAAACTCTACCGAGATAGGATAAATTCAAATGGCTGATATGACTCCGCTTCTGGAGATGCTCAAGACCTCGTGGCAGGAGCAGGCCGATAAGGTCTCTACTTATGACGAGAAGCTCAACACTGATGGCGGTTCTGGCGCACTCGCTCGTGACGCTATCGCTGACTACGGTAACGCCGAGGCAGTTACTGCTGCTGTTACCAACCTAGTAACTGTTTCCGATCCCCGTGAACTGCTCGCAGTTACGGCTCTAATCCGAAAGGCTTTGCGTTCAGTAGAGGGCCAGGTTAAGAAGTACGTCGACGATAATAAGATCGAGGTTACTGAACTTCCAGCTGAGGAAGTCACGGCTCTCCGTGCTGGCCGTAAGACGGCAGTGGATGCGGCCAATGCGCTGCGAATTGCGGCCTCCGCTTCTAACCCAGTGTGGGCTACTGAGGGGACTAACCTCGACGACATGTTCCCGCAGCTTTCCAACCTGCGTGGTGCTGGTCCTGGTCAGCGTAAGAAGTCCCCTCGACTTCGGGGTTCGTTCTCTTGGGCGCTCGATGGTAACGCAATTCCCGGTACTGGAGTTGCTGATGTCGCCAAGCGGCTGGGCGTCTCTGTTGGAGATGTCAAGGAAGCGATGATGAAGTACTGGCAGGAGAAGAGGGGTGTCGAATTCCCATTCGGTGACCCGCCTGATGAGTTCCAGTTCACCTTCACGACTGGCGATCCAGAGGATGCAGAAGGACATCACGACTACTCGGTATCAGCGGCCAAGTTGGAGTCAGACGTAGAAGACTCCGATTCCGATGACGAAGCGTTTGAAGAGCCTGATGAGGATGGAGACATCTTCGCTAACTAACTGATGGGTAGTTAGCGATTACGGAATACGGGACGGTACCGCAGTGACCTCAGGTCGTAAGTCTCAGAGAGCAGATCAGGTTCAGGTAGAGTCGCACTACGTATGCCATGGGCCAGACGTGACGCCCATATCTAGGAGTTCTAATAAGTCGATAGCCATTCTTAAAGAGTGGATAAGACTGGTGATAAACCACAGCCCTAAACCAGGTAGGGAACAGGGACTTTCTCTGGTTTGGCTATCGGCTTATTAGAGTTCCTAGTTCTGAGTGGGTAACGAGCGCTGCAACGCTTGGATTGATGAGGCTTCCAACACAGGATGAGTCGCCCTTATCCGGGCGCCATTGCTGGCCCACTTATTTCTCCATGTACGGAGTTCCGAAAAGGAAGGGGATGGAGTCATGTGACCATAGGGTGCTTACGACTGGACTTGGTTGGTTCTTTGTCTGTCGTCGATCGTTATTGCGAGGGGAACACACCAGCACTCAAAAGCAATAGCTGGTGTGTTCCCTCCGAAGTATCGGAAGGCGTCAAATGTGACAGCAATTATAGGTACTCGCACAGCAACCGCTAGGGACCGGACAGCATATAACCTTGCTGCTTTGAATCCACACGACAGGTTCATTAATGAGATGTTTGATCCGTTGTGGACCATGGCTACACTTTACGACATTGATCCACTAGTTATGGTAGCGCAGTCATTTAAGGAGACCGGTGGCGGTAAGTTCATGGGCAACGTGCCGCCTACTTACTTCAACACAGCCGGTATTAAGATACGAGACATTAGCCCCGTTGTCTTCCCCAACGGTTCGGAAACCCCACTGGCTCACTCACAATACGGTAGTTGGTATGGCGGAGCAGAGTCGCAGGCTCAGCACCTGTATGCTTACATGGGCAAGTTGCTTCCACCTGGGTATTATTTAGTTGATCCTCGGTGGGTATGGGTATTTGGTAAGTACAGCCTAACTCAGGTTGAAGAACTAGGCGGTAGGTGGGCACCTAGCCCAACTTACGGCAATGAAATCGTTGTCCTAATGAACAAGTTTGCTATCTAGGAGGCCATCACTTTGAGGGTTATTGCCGTAGTTATATGGAGCGATCAGCTACAATGGAATGTCATGGCGGAGGGCATTAAGTTAACACTGTCAGAACAAGACGATTCAGTAGATGACGATCGACCTCTAAACCAGTGGTCAATGCTGGAGCCAACTAACTACATAGACTTCTTGCATAAGCTTATGGACGGCTTCCGTAGCTACCCAAAGGTCGAAACACTAGAGGTGGTTAACGCAATCATCTCTGTGCAGAACGCATTCGTAAACGTCCTAACTAAGGAGACTGATAGTGTCGACGTGTCCTAAGTGCGGTGCGGAAGTTTATCTTACCTCAGTACAGAATCCACGCAATGGTAAGTGGACAGTTCTTCCACTAGATGTCACCCCTGTTCCTGATGGACAGGGGTGGTTTACGTTGACAGATGTTCAGCAAGAGGCTGTCGACATCATGGGTACTGTTGCTGGTACTTTTCCAGTAGTCGAATACACTCCGTCTACTGGAACGCTAAGGACTCATAACCCGAGCCACTACTTGGAGGCTTAAATCTAAATGTCCTATCCATCAGACGGGGTTCTACCAGGCTTCGAGTGGGTTGATAATCCACACGTAGCTAATTACGGTTACGAAACAAATGGTCCGGCCAGGATCATGCTCCATATGACAGTTGGTATGGGTCTATCAGCCGGTTACGTTAGTCAGCACTCGGTACCGCCCCAGTTGTGGGCTAACCCATATGACAACAGGCGTTACCAAACAGGGTCGCTCAATAACCCAGGCAAAGCGTTATACCAACCACAGTTTGGTAGTGCCGACGCTTGGACTAATAAGCACGGTTACACGATTCAAGTAGAATTGGTTGGAATCCCAGTTGTTAATGCCGTCACTTATACTGACGGGCAGTACCGTTGGATTGGTGAGAACGTAGTTGCTCCCATCATTCGATGGTTTCAAGATATGGGCATTCCGTTCGATCGTAATTTAGTGCGTCAAGTAGAAGATAGTTCAGGTTCAGCTAGCGAGTTCTGGTGGGGCCGAATGAGCGAGCGCCAGAGCGTTGAAACTGGTGGTCTAGTTCAGCACATTGTTGAATGGGCTAATGACCACTGGGATTGCAGCGTAGAACGACTCGACTCTATTATGAGGTACGCTCTAGCAGCGGTTGGTGGTGGACCACCCCCTCCACCGCCGCCACCACCTAGTGGTGCTCCTAATGGTAGCGACGTTGCTTATATGCAGCAGTGGCTTAACGACCACAACGGAGCCGGCCTAAGTGTCGACGGCGATTACGGTCCACTGACAACTCAAGCAGTTGCTAATTGGCAGGCTCGACTTAATGCAGAGCGTGGTGAAGGACTAGCGGTTGATGGAGATTGGGGTCCAGCTACTACTGCGGCTACTGATCGTTTCCTTAATAGCGGCCCGGTACCGCCACCTCCAGGTCCACCCCCTCCACCCCCTCCACCTAGTGGTGCTCCAGCATGGCCAGGAGTCTATCTAAGTAATCCGACTTCTGGTGGTGGTACTGCACAATGGCAGCAGCAAATGGCTAACCGTGGTTGGTCTATTGATGTCGATGATGAGTATGGACCAGCTTCTGAAAGTGTTTGTACCCAGTTCCAAACTGAAAAGGGACTAGGTGTAGACGGAGTCGTTGGTCCCCAAACCTGGGAGGCTAGTTGGACCGCTCCAGTAACGTGAACGGGGACCCTAGATACCGTGCGCTTCTAGATGAGATGTGGAAGCTGCACTGTAAGAAAGGCCATGACTACGGCTCAGATGAGGATTTCCTAGCTAACTTGCGAGCATCGCAAGCGTTCGGTATCGCAGCTTGGGTCGGCGCTATGGTCCGTGCCAACGATAAGATGATTCGTATTAAGAACGCAGCGAAAGGAGTAGACCTTGCGAACGAATCACTCGAAGACTCACTCATGGACTTGGCAGCTTACGCACTGCTTGCTTTGGTTCTGTACCGAGAGGCACACAGTACATCATCTTCACTAGAAGAAAAGATGGATAAAGTTCATAAGCAGATGCAAGCAGAATTAACGCCACTCAACGAAGCTGTAGAGAGCCTACAAAGCTGGCTCTAGTTAGGAATTACATGACCCACATGCTTGATGAGCCAGTCTTTATTTCCGTTGACATTGAGACGACCGGACCGACGCCGTGCAATGGCGAGATACTTTCCATTGGAGCAGTACCTGTTCACGATAGATGGAAGAACCTAAAGTCTGCCCCAGCGTTCTCAATGAACTTGATGCAAGTAACAATGGCCAAGTCGGTCGACACAATGAAGTGGTGGGAGCAGTGGCCACTTCAATGGAGCCGCCACCGTGATGGCCAGCAGCCACCTAACGTAGCCATGGCACAATTCGCTAAGTGGCTAAGTGACATTACAGCCAAGCCAATCTTTGTAGCTTGGCCGGCTGCCTTTGACTTTGGATTTATTAATTATTACTTTTGGAAACACTGTAGTTACAACCCGTTCGGTTACAGTCCAGTCTGCCTAAAGAACTTCACACTAGGTAAGCTGAACAGGCCGAAGGCTCTCATTGGCAACCGTGAGGAAGCTGAGATGCCTGAGGGTTGGCTAGTTACTCCTGAGGACATTGGCTTAATCAGTCATATAGCCTTAGATGATGCAATTGCGCAAGGTTATATGCTACAGCACGTACTCTCTGATTAGTTCTCTCTATTGAGTAGAGAGGGTTGGACCCAGTAGTTAATTCCCCCCTAACTACTGGGTCCTTCCTTGTCTACTCAACCAGGGTAGGCAACATCAAGAGGGAGAAACAAGTTGAGACGATTGCTTGCTGCAATCGGTGCACTAACGGTACTAGTTGCTTCCGCACTCTTTGCGGTTTCAGCTACACCAGCAGGTGCATCACCGTATGGTTGGCACACTAATGATGGCGTAGAGAGTATTGGCTACGGGTACCATCAGTGGTGGGGCCAACGGGAAAGCCAGGAATACAGTTTCATCGTTGACATCACAAACTATTGTGGTCACCCTGAAACTGGTAGGACTGACGATGACTGTCAGGACGTAGAAGTCACTGGTCGCATCCACGACTGGGGCGATTACGAAACTCAAGTCTTCTACGCTCAGATGCCTCGTTGGATGGCCCTCCAGGCTATTTGGGCTACTGCGAGCGGGGGTGGCCCAGCACGTATTCAGTTCCTTCCGAGCCCGTATGCGCCTGACGGTTCTATTGGCGCCACCTTTACCAACGACACTGGTCAAGAGGGTTGCGGCCCGGATGCGTACTGTGGTTGGTGGGGCGATGCTTTCCACTATAGCTATGGGAGCGGTTACAACTACTACGCAGGAGTAACGAGCTACTGCACATGCTACGCTTTGGCATGGAACCAGCTTTATTTTAGTGGTCAGGGCTGGACCAACCGGGCCGTCATTGTGCTCGATATGTGGCTAGATGGAGGACTTCCACTACCACCTGCTGATCCAAGTTAGTAACTAGTAGCTAGGGTTGGGCCTCACTTGTGGGGCCTTTCCCTAGAAACTTGTTGACTCCATAACGATGGCATGGTACTATTACCCCCTTGCGTCACCTTAGCCAAGGAGGTTAGGGACTAAGTCTCTCTACCATAGAGGAATCAAACCACAAACGAAAGGTTAGTCAGTGGCCACTGATACCTCTACGCATAATGTAACTGAGAATGACCTCATTGCTGCGGATGTGCGTACAACCGATACAGACGTAAATCTTCTAGAGCATATCGACGATCGTGATATGTTTGAAAAGGTGCGTGGAACTAACCCAAACACTGGCGCTTCTTCTGGTCTAATTCTCAAGGTTGCCAACGACCCTGGTCTAAGTAAACTGGCACTTGCTCTACGGCAGATGCCTACTGGTTCTTTCCAGGCTATCAACGGCGACCTTCGTAGTGTAGAGGCTAGTTGTGCAGCGGCAGTAGCTCTCGTTAATATGTTCGGTGAACAGGAGCTAGGGTTTAAGCATCTTCCTAAGAAAGACGACAACGACAACGACGACACACCAGTAGCTACGTCAGGTCGTTCGAGCAAGAACTAGAACTGAACTCTACCAAGGGATGCAATAAATGAAGCTGAACCTGCTAACACGTGAAGATTTAGGTAATCCAGAAACATACGTCACTGTCTCCCCTTCACAGATGGCTATGTGGTATCGCTGCCGGTACGCCTGGAAACTATCCAAGATTGACGGAGTAGGGCAGGAGAATTATCGTGAAAGCGGGGCCGCTAACAAAGGGCTAATCTTCCATGCTTTCATGGACTGGCTTCATAAGCATTGCATCGGGCGCCCCATAAGTAGGCTGAGCCCCAGTGGTCAAATGAAAGCACTGGAACACGTTCAGCTTACTTATGGGGCCGATGCGGATTTCTACAAGGTTTTTACCATCTTCCTCGCTTACGTAGATTGGGCCGCAGAGAATGAAGAAGGCGTTCCAATCGCTTCCGAAATTGAAGCGTTCGCTAACACCGGCCTAGTCACCCGTGATGGCAGGAAGATCTTTCTGCACGGTTTCATAGACCTATTGATGGACGTGTTTGGTAAGCTGATCCTTATTGACCACAAGTCACATACGAACCAACCGTGGACTAAGAGCCGGCTGTTCTATGACCACCAATTCATGTTCTATTGGCTGCTGCTTGAATTACAAGGCGTCCAAGTAGACGGTGCCTACGTTAACGCAGTCAACTTGTTCATCCCTGCGGATGAGAAGAAGTTCGATATGCGATTGGTCGGAATCGGTTCTAAGAATATCCGTCCTCGTTTCGAGCGCATTCCACTAGGCCCACATGAAGTGAATCTACAGTTCTATCTCGACGAGTTCCTGCGTAACATCAAGCAGATGTGGTGCGACGAAGCCGTCTATCCAATGCGACTTAGCTCCGATTGCCAGTACTGTACTTTCCGTGACCATATCGAACTAGACGCAACTGGAAACGAGAGCGCTTCAATTGCGACTCTGAAAGTCCGACACAACACTAAAGACTTCGAACTGATTGATGACACTGATGAACTAGAGGCCAGCTAATGAGTTCTACGGATCACGAATACTTTGGCCTGTCGTACGATGATATAGAAGACCTTAGGTACCACTCGACAGTATACCCACACCATGGACTAAACTGCTCATGTATGGATCAGTTCATCCGTAAGATGAGGAACCATATGAAAGACATTGTAGGTGAGTACAGTGACGTTCCACGATTTGAATATGTACTGATGAAGGCTGTAGATACGAGAGCTAGACTTGCCTCTAATAACGGCTGATAAGGCATACGCAACTAAGTGGGAAATCCTACTGTACGGTGTACCAGGGATCGGAAAGACCACCCTCTTTGCTGACTGCCCGAACGTTCTGTTCATTGAAGTCGATGACAACGGCCACACCGTTCTGCAGAAACACCCGAAGGCCGATGCAATCAACATCTTCCACACACGTCGCTGGTCTGAACTAGCCGCATTCGCTAACGCCCTACCAACTAGTCAACTAATCAAGGGCATCGACACCATAGTAGTCGACACCATTTCTGAGTGCCAAGTCTTAGAACGCCTAAAGCAAATTGGTGGCTCACCGCTTACCGAAGACAAGTGGAAGTTCAACCAGTCTATTTACAGCCAGAACAACTTCAAGGTGATGGCTCTAGTTCGAGCTATCAAAGGGTGTGGCAAGAGCATAGCATGGCTTTGTCACGAGAGCACTGAACTTACTGACACCGGCGAGAAGCTAGTGCGGCCGGCTGTTAGTGCAACACTTCTGTCCACCATTCAGGCTAACATTGACGGCCAGTTCTACTACAAGCGTCAAGGCGCCAATAGAGTTCTGGAAACAGATGGGGCTGGAATGATACAGACTAAGAGCCGGTTCGCTCGTGCCCGGCCCTTTGTAAATCCAACTTGGAAAGAGTTGGAACCCTTCCTTACGAGCAGAATGGACCCGAACAAGTGACTGATATCGACCAAGACGTACCCGAGGATGAGGTTGACTTCTCTACCGAGGATGAGGATGACGAGATTGACTTCGACAATCTGTTCCCACCGGACGGACCTACCGAAGTAGAGATCAAGTCAGTTCTCTACCAGAACTACACACGAGAGTCAGACAGCAAGCAGATCAAGGCATTCCGTATTCAGATGAACGTCGTTTCTGACGATGAGTTTAACGGTTACGCCCTGAACCATTACATGTACATGGGTGAGACAAGCTTCTCTCCACTCGGCCGCAAGCAGTTCAAGGGATTCTGTGAAGCCCTTGGTGTTCCTTGCGAAGGCAAGATTATGATGAGCGATTTCCAGCCATCGACTGCTCAGGTTGGTAACCAGACTGGTAAGTTGCTTGGAGTGTTCTCCGGCCTTCGTTGCGGCGCCTATCTCAAGACTAAGAAGGAGACAGGCAATGATGACGTGGAGCGTGAGCAGACAAAGCCCACGTATTACATGACGATGGATAAGTTGCAAGAAGTTCTGAGCCATGACACTGGCGCAGAGCCGTTCTGACCTAGCTAGTAGCTAGAGGATTAGCCCCACGCCATCTCCAAGTGGTGTGGGGCTTTTCCCGTATCTACTGGTAATAAGGGGGTGATAACACGTCCGAGTTCTTTGACACGGTATTTGGAACTAACGAAGGGTATGTTCATGTAGCGTTGTTCAACAACGGTATGCCGACAAGTCGAAGGTTCATAAAGTGGCCAGAAGAAAAGCGGAAGCTTGACACCCTAAGTAAACAGAAATCAAAAGGAGACCTCTACTTTAGTCCAGCCCTCTACTCCACGACCGAGGCCACTCGAGCGGCCTGCCTGGGCAGCGCTGTGACCTGGGCAGACGTGGACGTCACGGGCGCTGTGGAGCCCTCTGCCAGCCTCCTGGTGGCCAGCGGCACCCCCGGACACGTTCACGCTTACTGGGCAGCAGGGAAGCTCCTAGAGCCCTCTCAAGCCGAGGCCTGGAATTACTACAACGTTCTGCGTTATGGGGCCGATAAAGGCGGCTGGGATATCACGCAGCTTCTAAGAGTCCCTGACACTTGGAACCACAAGACTACGCCACCAAATGAAGTTACACTTAAGGCAAGTAGTTTAGAGGTCTTTGCAGTACCAACTGAATTACTAGACCTTAGAGTACCGAAGTACAAGCATCCCGATATCCTACCTAGCCTTGAGACGGTACTAGATGGCCACGAGCTTTCTGAACCCACCAGAGACTTGCTCCGTACTGACAGACCCCCTGACAGATCAGCTTCCTTGTATAGATTGGCTTGTCTGCTTGCAGAGGATGGCTTGTCTCCGAATGAGTCGTATGCAGTACTTTCAGGAACTGATGAGCGTTGGGGAAAGTTTGTTGGTAGAGCCGACAGAGAGCGACGACTCGAGCAGCTAGTAGCTCAGGCTAATTCTAAAGCACTCGAATTAATTGACGACACAATCCGAGAGATTTCGGAACAAAGGGGTCCTACAGGGCCACGTGTAGTCGGTTGGAGAAGTCTTGGTATCGGCCTACCTACCATTGAGTTCCTAATAGACAGCGTGCTACCAGCTAACGGCCAGATGTTACTAGCTGGCAAGACTGGAGTAGGCAAATCACAGCTAGCTATCGGCATGGCCGCACGACTAGTGCTAGGTGCCAAAGACTGGGCCGGCTTTAAGATTAGTGTGCCTACACAGCAACGCGTGTTCTACGCATCGTTGGAAATGGATGAACAGGGAGTCAAGTACACAACGGATCACTTGGCTCAGGTGCTGTCAGCTAGTCAGCTAGAGCGACTAGAAGAAAACCTGCTATTCATGGCAACGCTTGATTCAGTCAAGTTAGACATAGAAGGTAGAGGCTCGGCCCGCTCGTTTATCGAGGCGAAGCTAAAGCAATTCCAACCAACAGGCTTCGTCCTCGATACACTGGGGGCCGCAACTACCAAGGGCCTGGGCGATGAAGTAGCAGTCCGTAATACGATGGACTGGATAAAGAAGCTAAGGTCCAAGTACAAGGTATGGGTTGTCTTAATAGCTCACCCACGTAAGGACCCGCCGCAACAAAAGAACCAGATACTGACACTGGATGATGTGTACGGGTCACAGATTCAGCAAGCTGATCTTGACTCAGCTTTCATATTAGGCGCAATTAAGGGACAGTCTGAATACCGTAGACTGTACAACGTAAAGCGCCGATTCGGCCCCGAAGCTAGTGCCGTTACCTTGCGGCGATCTAGTAACCTGTGGCTAGAACGAACAGACGAGCAGGTAGACGAGAAGAAGGACAAGGGAACTGAATACGTAGACCTTGACGAGGACGACGGGCCTGTGTTTAACGACGAGGACTTCTGAGGGGTTGGAATAATGAGGGAACTAAGCGAAGCACTGGCCGATGCTAAACTAATCGTACTAGACGTAGAGACCTTGAAGGTCGACACTTTCACTGGTAAGGATTTACTAGGCGTAGCCATTGGCGTGCCTAGGGGTATTGATGTCGACGGCTATTACGTACTTCCAGCTGATTTACACAAATACAAGACACGTCTGTCAGAGCTTGATATAGTGGCGCACAACATTCTGTTCGACGCTGAGATAATGGAGCAGAACGGTGTGCCCCTAAATGGAGGCTGGTACGATACGCTAACGATGGCCCACTTGAACAATGAGAATGAGTTCAACTTCGGTCTAGACTCGTTAGCTCGCAAGTATTGTGGTGTTGGTAAGCTTCCAATGAAGGAAGTAGAGAAAGCTTTCGGGCACTGGAACAACATCCCTGTAGAATTAATGGAGCCATACGCAAAGAATGACGTAGCCATTACCTGGAAGTTGTTCATGTACCTGACGGCCAAGCTGGCCGAACAGGGCCTAACTAAGCTGTACGAGAACTACAAGGAGTACCTCAAGGCTCTACAGTACATTCAAGCACAAGGTATCGTAGTTGACTGGGATATGGTAGAGCGTAGGCGCGTAGAGGCTGAGCAACAGTTGAAGCGACTTCAATACGTAGAGCTAGGCTATGACCCATCAAAGTCTAGTGTCCTCGACTACCGTCTGTATGAAGTCGCAGGGCTGCCAGTCATTCAGAGAACCGAAGTAACACATAAGCCAAAGACTGATGTGGCGGTTCTTCAAGCCCTACGAGAGAGTTATCCAGAACATCGGCTTGAGTTGGATCGAATCCTACGATATAGGAACTTGCAGAAAGCCAATGGAAACTGGTACGCCGGCTACCTCAAATACAAGGACGAGACGGGTCTCATACACCCCAATTTCAAAGTCCACGGGACGCAGACTGGACGGCTATCCTGTGAAGCGCCAAACTTACAACAAATCCCGAGAGATTATTCCAGGGTTAAGTGTTTCTTTAGAGACAATCCAGCCCGATCTGAAGTACTTGTAGAGTTAGACTTCTCTCAAATTGAGCTACGGGTAGCGGCCTACTATGCTATGAAGGCCAAAGACCCCACAATGTACAATATCTATAAGGAAGGCGGCGATGTCCACTCAAGAAGTGCAGAGCTTGTTGGAGCTTACGATCAAATTGCCAACCGATCAGAAGCTAGACAAGTGGGCAAGACAGGTAATTTCCTCTGGATTTACGGTGGAGGCCCTAAGACAATGTCTGCTCAGCTGTATCGCCAGTTTGGATTCAGCTCTAGTAGAGAACAGTGCAAGGACTGGGGCAACAGATTCCACGCATCCTACCCTGGTTTTCAGCGCTGCATTGACAAGTCCAGTCGTAAGCACCAGCGGGATGGTTACATTACCTTCTTCAATGGACGACGCCGCCGTATTCGGGAACGTGACGCCTTCGGCGCTACCGCCCACAGAAAGGCATTCAACGCCATTGTCCAAGGAGGGTGCAGCCAACTCTTAATGTACAGTATCATTAAGATCCACCGTGCAATTGAAGCAGGCGAAGTTCGTGCCCGAGTGTGCAATACCGTACACGACTCACTATGGGTCTACGTGCCAGCGGAGGGCATCGACGAAGAAACAGAGAAGCTAAGTGCGTTGATGCGTTCGATGCCAGAGCGTGTATTTCAACTACCATTCGATATTGACGCTAAGGTGATGGTTCAATGAGCTTCCAGATGCGTGAACAGATTGACAAGACTATGGGTTTCCATCCAGGAAACCCAAGTGTAGCACCAGTCTACGAAGACCTACGAGCTAAGTTCATTGCACTGGCTCATCACGTAGACCACACCTGCCCTGATGGCCGAGTGAAGTCGTTGGCTATTACTCATCTAGAAGAAAGCCTTATGCGAGCTATTCAGTCCATAGCAATCGAGGAGCCACTTGGGCCTGAAAGGGGTCGGACGTGACAGCTAAAGGCAATGCTAAGGTATACACCAGTGCACTAACTAACACTACGGTTAACATGGAAACAGAGTTTCTACTTAACCAGGGAGTTCGATACAACGACCACGCTGGGTTCTGGCTTACAAACCTAGATGTCACAGCAGCTAACATCCTTTGGTTCCGTGACGACAATACAGCGGCAACAGTTGAAGGTGACGATTGTTGGGTGCTTCGGCCAGGAGAGCGCTGTCAGGTTCGTAAGACCAGCTTTATCAGCTTCATTGCGGCAGCCGGTACACCAAAGTTGCTAATTGCTGGCGACAAGTCCGGTCTAGTCTATTCATAACCCTTGTTGCTTTAAGGTTGCTCACAGTTACGCTGCGGGCTTCCTTAAAGTTAGGAGGTTAGGTGCCAATTAGAGAGCCACTACTAGGTCAATACGCAGATTTGGTACGGTGGAACTCTCCACCGTGGCTGAAAGCAGCCGCCTGTAGGAACCCTAAGTATTTCACTAATTGGTGGTTTCGCGAAACACACAGACGGACTGACATTCAACTACGCGACAAGGCTATAAGTGTCTGCAAATACGACTGCCCTGTACGGTACAGATGCTTAGCTCATTTCATTGAAGAACCATTTGGTATCTTTGGTGGATTAGATGAAGACGACAGGAAGCGACTACGTAACTCGATGAGCCAGAAACTGTGGCATAGCCCTAATGCACTACGAGCTAAGCTTGAAAAGACTGGAGTAGAAATTGTCTGTGAAGTGCGGGTATCATGAAGTATAGAATTCTAGCTTGGGTCGATGTATCCAGTGACATATCATTGGATAAAGAGGATTGTAGGCTGATTCTACTTAAAGGTTTGCATAAGCAGCCTGGTAGTGAACCGGTTGGGATTGATATCCAGGAGCATGCAGAGAAGCCGCACCGATGAGTTTGCTCATCTTATCGGTAGACCCTGGAGAGATTAGAACTGGGTACTGTTGGAAACTGCGACAGGACGCAGAGACTTGGCCGACCCTAAATAAAGGGATTGCACATGCTGACAGACTCAGCGAGTGGTTTGACGACTGGCCAAACTGGACCAAATACCCCCACCACCACTTCTTTGTTCTCTGTGAGGATTTCATCCAACGGCCTGGTCTCAATTCAGAGTGGATCAAGCAGCCTACAGCTAAAGTTTACGGAGCCGTATGGCGAGAGGCTGACAGACTCGGAGCTACGTTTATTCCAACAAATCCAAACGAGCTTAGAGTCGGTGCAACACTTGCTGGAATTAAGTGGAGTGGGAACAGCCACCTTCGAGACGACCTTGCAGCAGAGGCACATGCGGCTTACTTCTGTGTCCACGGAAGACCACAGAGAGTGAGGTCCTGGCTTGGGTAAAGGGCAGAACAACAGAACTATTAGCGGTGAACCTACCCCACTAGATTCTCGCATCTTAGTAGACTGGCTTGATTACACAGTCACAAAGGAAACAGCCAGTAAAGTTCGGAACTTAGGGGTCCTACAGGCCGATGTTGTAGAGTCTAATGAAATCTCTATAGTTAGTACTGGTGTCCCACACAAGAACCCACCTAAGCCCAAGCCCATCAGACATAGAGTCAGGTAAATAAAAGAAGCCCCCAGGCCAATAGGTCCGGGGGCTTCTTTAGTTTCTGACTGCTTACATTGCTAGCAACGGCTTTACAACGAAGACTAGCAACAGTAGTACAATAATAATTACGCATATCCAACCAATGACACCACCTGGCATGTTTCCCATGCTGCTCCTTAAATTTTTAGTAGAATGGATCCGAAGTACTGTCTTGATGGACCAGAGGGTGGTGGCTCTCCATTCAGTGTGTCGACCTCAGATGTTTCGGCCACGATGACTGTAGTTGGTGAGTCATTCAGCGTGGCTTGGTCGGCCTCACTAGTAGTACCAACCATAATTGCCTGCACAGCTTCGAACAAGCTGAGCTGCTCAATCTCACTAGTTACTCCAGTGACTAGAACTTGCAAGCTCTCGAACAGTTGCAGTAGGTCAACTTCTCCTGTCAGTACAGTGATAACTGTGATTGGTGTTTCCATGAAGCCGGCCTGATCGGCCACACTAGTTATACTGGCTACTACAGTGGACGGTAGTTCCGTCATAGCTAACACGTCAACGACGCTAGTAACAGCAGTAACGTCTGTTTGAACGTCGTCGGAGTAGTTAGTACTAGTAGAGCCTAGTGAATCAGTCTCGGAAGTCTCAGCTACAATTATGTCACTGGTTTGATCGTTGAAATCAGCCCGATCTGCTTCACTAGTAATTCCAACAGCAGTTGTTTGTACAGACTCAAACAAGTCTAGTTGCTCTGGAGCAGAGGTTATCCCTACAATAGTAGACTGTACGACTTCATACATACTTAATAGATCGGTCTCACCAGTCAGTGCAGCTACAGTAGTCTGTAGGCCCTCAAACGTACCAAGAGAATCAGACTCACTAGTTACACCAACAACAGTAGTAAGCGGCGAATCAAATAGAGTAGCTACATCAATCTCACTTGTTACACCAACAACGGTAACAAGCGGAGAGTCAAATAGCGTAGCTACATCAGTCTCACTGGTAACACTAACTATGTCGGTCTGGACGCTATCAGTATAGTTAGTTCCAGAAGGCGGAACTAAATCAGTCCAGCTAAAGTTATCCCATATAGCTTTACTGCTGGTAAAGAGAGCTTGCTCTCTAACACCAAAGAAGCCTACAGTAGAAGATGTATCGGTCCACTCAATAGTCCAAGCTCCTGGTTCACCGGCAGAAGCTAACCAGAACTTGAATTTTATTTGAGAGCCAATAGCTTGCGCTCTAATCATGTAAGGGCCGCTGCCACTGAAAGTGAAACTAGCGTTTCCACCGCCAGAATAGCCCCCACCAATGACGGTATTAGCAACTACTTGGTTGAGGTTGATGTCGTACCAACCCATGTAGCCGTCTTGCGGTTCAGCATTGGGACCATACCAGCCATCGTCGGAATTATGCATCCTAATTCCGAGACCAGGATAGGCTTCTAGTGGTGAAGCCTCTAGCTCTAGCTGTACCGTTACATCAATATCGGTGTAGGTTTTAGCTGTGTATGTAAGTGACGTACCAATATAGGGATTAAGACCGTTCTGTTGCCACTTATTGCTCTGTACGTTCTGGCTAGCGCTTCCATAAGTATGGGCAGTCCAACCAGTAGGCGGGCCGCTACCATTGGCAAATGTGAAAGCCTCAGTTAGGGTAGGACCAGTGAGTGGAGCAAGTTGTATTATTTGTCGTGGGGGTCTGGTGGTATCAGGCGCAGCTATATAGCTGCGTCTAAGTGATAGAGCATCATTTGGGTTTCTAGAGCTACCAGGCATCACTCATCCACTACGACATACAACTCCAGTGCAGCATCTGTAGAGCCGCTAAAGTTCCAAAGCATAAGTTGCGTTGTGGCACCATTCTGGACTAACAAGTCTCTTAGTCCAAAGGTCCAGATAACACCAGCACCGATGGTAGCTGGGAGAACAATCTTCCTAATGTAGTTAGCGGCAACAGTAGCAGCGGCTGACCAGGCCGTATCAATGTTGGTCTGACCTGTTAGTCCTGGTACACCGGCCTGAACTAGAGCACTCGTGCTAGGAGTTCCTGTAGTAGCACTACGCACAAGACCGATAGATGAAGCTACGCCAGTACTGTTGAAGACTCCAATCTCCTGCACATAACAAGGGGTAGCAGAAGCTGGCCTAATCATTGCAATGCCAGTAACAGTAGCGGGGGCTGCCTTTGAGACACCTAAACTGTAAATAGTCATACGTTACTGCAACTTCGTGGCGTATGTGACTGATAGCGTGTCCGTGTTAATGAGTGTTCTAGTAGCTCCTAGAGCCTGCACAGCAATAAGAGCGCCTGTTGTACCTGATGCAGAAGTTACAATTCCCATATGTGTACAAGCTGACCATGCACCACCAGCTGTAAACACCTTAGCAATAGCGGTTACCTTATAGTCACCAGTGTCGAGAGCTAGTGTAGGGAAGTCGGTTGAGTTACGGTTCAACTGGATCCGTGCGTAGCTTGTTCCTGCGTTCTCGGCCATTGTAGCTGGCGTACCAGTTTCACCTGGATCGGCCGTAAGTAGCGCGATGTACAAGGAAGGAGCACTTGCAGCTCGGAAATATACATCAAGAATAGACTGTTCACCACCATCTGCCAGGTAGTTGTGCAACCACGGCTGATTGGCCTCGTCAAACAATCCATCTAGTTCACCAATTCCTGACGCCCAAATTGGCTTGTCGTCACGGCAATGTACTGCCTTAAATGCAGTACCCATCCTATTATAACGCATACCTAACCTTATCCTCCGACTTGTTTAATAACGAAAGCAGTTAAGGTAACAGCTGCTAATAGTAGCATGACGCCAAGTGTAATAGCAGCATATACGGCTGCGCTGGAGCCACGACTTTCAGTAACTTGTGTTCTTTCACCTTGCAACTGGTATTGTGTACGACGTAGGTCAGCAATAGCTACATTAATAGGATCGATAACTGACATGAGTTTAGTCTCAAATGCAGCAGCCGTAGCAGCTACTTGAAGTCTAAGTGCATCAGCAGCCTCAGCGGCTACATCAGATGCCCTATTAACGGCGCCAACATCAAATGCACGGTTAGCGTCTAAACGTGCTGACTCAGCTGTTCTAAACTTTTCCTCGTACTCAGCCCTTAACGCCATCAACTCTTTGATGTGCGTCATCGTAATTTCACGAAGATCGTCTTGTCGCTTATTACCAGCTGCAACTAAAGCTAATACATTCTCTGTAGGATCAACTACTGGTACACCACGAGCGTCGACACCTGGGCCTGGCGGGGGTGTTGCACCGGACACTATCTATTCCTCCTTATGCACCTATAGATCGTCTAGTTCTCTTAAGATATTGCTCCCACTGCTTAGCCTTAGTACCCTTATCTCCGGCAGCGTTACGCCGTGCGTTAAGAACGTCCTCACGACGACGGAACTCGCCCTTCTGACGGGCTGCGGTTACTGGCTGTAGCTGAATACCTAGCAAAGCACTAGTGAGTCCACGGTTGCTACCGCTCGTCACAGCTTGAGCAGTGCGTCCGGGAGAAACTTGGCTAACCAGCCAATCCTGCCAGTTCTTAATTGGCGCACCTGTGTACGCACTACGTCCAAATGCGGCCTCCACAGGAGCCTTTACAAATGGAGTGCTCATGTTAACGACTTCACCAGCTGTGGCTCTAGCACCGGCCGTAAGAGCCGCCCCAGGATGAGCTAGCCCGCCAGCTTCTACAGCCGCTTGAATTGGCTGAGTGACATTCATGATATCGCCGGCTGGAGTCATACTACTGATCGTAGGCATAAAAGCGGATTCACCTTGCTTTGCGCCTGATAGCGTACGAATTAGCTTGTCAATTGGGTTGCTGCTCTTGTTATTGGCCAGAGCCACACGAACCGGCATTGAATCACGAATCCATTTAGGAACTAAGTAGTCTCCTGAGCCATCCTCAGTTCCAAGCAGACCCTGCATAAGGTCGTTACCCTTAGCATAGCCGGCCATGAAACCCGGACGTGTTAGTAGTAGCTCCATCTGTAGAGGCGTGTTACGTCGCATCCATGAATAGAATGGAATGGCACGGCGTACATACTGCTTCTCAAAGCCAGACAGTGAGCCGTAGTCTATGTTGTACTTACGGACTCGTTCACCTGCCTTCATTACTGCGTCGTCATATGGTACACCACGACGTACTTGGTCCTCAGTAGCACTAAGGAAGTGGGCCATGCGGAAGTAATCTTCACGCGTGTTGTTCCAGTTAGCAATCTTGCCGGCCGCATCGGAAGCCACATTTGAGGCACCAGCCGCCCTATCAATCATGTTGCCAATGCCTTCTTTAGCAGAAGGATCTAGGGCAGCAGAAATGTTAGTAGTAATGTCGCCAGTCTTACCACCAGATCGTAGGAAATCACTCCACACACGGTCAGCCCCAATGCGTTGTCCAGCGAAATCCACCGTACTTGAAACCGGTGCTTTGGCTACTCCGCCCATAATATCAGACAACATTTGAGCCGTATTATTAGCCTTGTGCTCATTAATGATTCGAAACGCTTGATCGTAGTGCTTTGGGTTCCGTACGCCGTCCATAAAGTTCATGATGGCGTCTGACATTGAATTACGGGTCCAATAGCCTGGGTTGACTACCGTATTCATAAACTTCCACTTATGTGTAATCTTATCATACCATTTAACGAAGTCCCCACCAACTTGGTTATCGGTCAGAATCTTCTCAGTACGATTCAGTGCCTTTACTATATGTCCGGGCAAGTACACGTTCTGGTCAGCGAATGCTTTAGTAGCGTCAGACGCAACGTGGTCGTCGGCATTCATCCACCCAAGCTTTTCAAGTGTGGGCGTGTTGTTCTTGTCCGCCTCAACGCCAAAGGTGCGGAGTGCGTCCTGTACAAACTCTACCCGACCAACATTCCTATAATGCGCTGCTGCCCGCATTTGTAGCATATCAGCTATATCAGTAACTGGTACTACTTCTGGATTATTAGCAAGCGCTCGAAGTGGAGACTTATACAAGTCAGCAATTCCGGTCTGTCGCTCAAGTCGAGAAGCCGCCACCTTGCTAAGACTTGGGTGGGTTTCGGGCAATCCGTTAGGAAAATACTTGTACACATAATTCTCTACAGCCGAATCTGGAGCACGGATGCCCAACTTTACTTCATCCTCATGCATCCGATCAAACAGACCACGAGCCAACTGACGATAATCGTCAAGCGTATTTAATCCCTGATTCTTGCCAGTAGGGTTGGCTGGTAATTCATTACCAAGTGTCGTGCCCTCATCCAACGCAAAGCTAACTCTAGTACGCTGATCTGGGCTAAGGTCTTTGAATACGTCGCCAATTGCCTTCTGGTGGTCCTGGAAAGCAGCAGAGCTTCCTGATTCCCAGACCCTAGCCTTAGCCGCCAAACCATCAGGTAATTCAGCCGTGTTACTAAACATGCGAGCCAACGAACGGCGGTCAGTGTCCGGCCCAACGATCGTATCGCCAATCACCTTGGCCACTTTACTAGGTGTGATGATTGACGGACCGATCTTCTTACCAGCGAACTCAACGTAGAGATGTGCTGGATTGTCGGCCATCAACTGGCCTACATGACGATCTACCGCATCGCCAAGAACTTGTCCTGTAAGGTTCTCGCCCTCTTGCTTAGCGGCCCGAAATGCGGTAGTGTAAGCTTCGGTAGCGCTTAATCCCTTCTCACTCTTAATACCAAGGTACGTTAACGGATCTAGAGCCACATCAAGGCCAAACCCTCCGATGGACTTGACGGCCTGGTTCTTTACACCAAGTGCGCCAAGTACATCGGAGAAGTTTGACTGCCCATGCCCAGTGAGCCCTTGTGTAATTCCGCCGACTACGGAGGTAGCAGGGTTTTTATCAACGGCCGCTAAAGCGCCGCCAGCCACAGCACGAGAAGGACGAGCTAATACGTTGAATAGATCGCCAACAATGCCAGAAGAAATCTGACGGTTTCCCTCATTACCTGCTACATTAGAATCAGAGAAGGCAGGCGTCCGCTGGCTCATGATCTTCATGAGCGCTTGCTGAGCCTCTTGACCCCACGGCTTCTTGGCCACACTTACCTCTGACTGTTAATAATGGCTCTAATTGCTTGTGTAATCTGGTCGTTCTTACCTTGACTGCCTTTTCTGTAAAGGGCGTTAATAACATCCTGAGCCGAAATAGGCATTGCGCCTTGTCCAGGAGCAGGACCCATAGGGAAAGTTCTAGGCCCTGGTCCCATAGAGATAGCGCTAGCAGCCCCAAGTTCATTACCAGGCTGCGACCCAGCACCCAAGGCTAATTGACTAGGGGGCGCCAATTCTTGCATTGGTGCGGCCCCGCCAGCAAACGGCCCACCAGTCCCAGGAACAGTCTGCACATTAGTAAGTCTGTTCTGTGCTTCTGCAAACCGGCCTTGCCCTAGTGCACCTCTAGGTGGACCCATTACATCACTTAGGTTCCCATTGCCGGCTACCTGCATAGAGCTTGGTACGCCACTAAGGTCGTCAGCTAATTCAGGCGCCGACTTAATAGCCGCTTCGCTCAATCTGGGTAGGAACTTAGTCAAGCTGTTCTCCCCTAGTCCAAGCAACTGACCGAAACCTGCTCCAGTAATTGGATCCCCTGTAGCAAGTGTTCCCTGTGCAGTACGGCGCAACGCCCTAGCCGCAGCTGCGGTTAGTTTAGCTCCGCCGCTTAAACTCTCATCGTACTTTCCAGCAGTACCGGCACCTTCTACAGCCGCTCCAGCTAAAGCGCCAAGCTTCCCTGCCTCAGCTAGCTTAGCGCCTAAACCAGTCCCACGAGCAATTGGACCGGCCATAGTAAGCGGATCGACGGCAATGTCGAGGCTGGTATTAGCTAGCTTCTGTAGAAGACTATTAGTGTTGTTGTCGTTAGGGTTGAAGTCGACCACGTTACTTGGTCGAATTGGGTTCTTTGCCCCAGCAATAGCGCCGCTGAGTGGGTTGCTAGCCTCTCCAAAGTAGTTAGTAGTCGGAAGGCCAAGCCCCCGCATACTACCGAGCATTGCACCAGTCATAATTGACTGTGGCTTCTGTAGCATACGAGCTAATTCGTTAAGCCAACTCATTAGCCACCTGCCCTGAACATACTACTGAGTCCATGCACTAGGCCACCCATACGAACTGGGTTCCACCAAGCGTTGTCGATACTGTTATTACCGTAGTCGACACCACCCTTCTGGAATATGCTACCTACTGAGCTTAGTCCTGGACTAGACTGTTGATATGCTGGTTGGGACTGCTGCTGAGCCATAGTACTGTCCCAGAAGTTAGTACCGAAGCCTAGATCGTGCAGCTGAGAAGCCTTGGTAGCTAGATCCTGTGGGTCACCACTGTAGGAGTCGCCCATTAGGTAGCTAAGCAATGCTGAGTTACCCTGTTCGTTCGGATCCCCACCCATCATCTGAGCGTTGAACTTCATCCGATCGAACTGGTCACCGCTAATGGCTCGGTTGTTCTCAAACTGCTGTTGCTTACCGCTAGCTTCGTTCTCTTGCTGCTGTAGGGCCATCATAATCAGGTCCTTCTGCGTTAGCTGACCGGCCTGACTAGAGGCACGACTGGCTCGTGCATCCTCCGCCTGCATTTGAGCAGCCTGCATAGCAAGCGAGGCATTAGCCTTCTGCGCTTCCTGATCCAACTGAGCCTGACGGAATGCGTTCTCCCATTCCTGCTGAGCTAACTGATTGAACGTACTAATTAGATCGTTCTGCTTAGCACTCAGGATATCAGACAGCTTACCGTACTGCTCGTTCTCGCCCTGGAGGCCGGTAGTCTTGTTCTCACCAACCAGCTTAAGTAACTCTGTCTCAAAGTCAGATAGACCTTTAGCTCTGGTCTGCTCCCCAATGTTCTGACCCTGACCTAGAATCTGATCCCATTGAGTGCCCCAGGTACGGAGGTTACCAGTAGCAGCAGCTTGAGCTTGTGCGTTTTGACCAAGAATATTGGCCAAATCTCCTTCAAGTGGGGTTTGGACTTGCAAGTTCCCAGCAGCGCCGGCCCCCATTTGCCCAGCTAATGTGCTAAGCCTGGATCGGCCAGCATTTGCAACTGCGTTCTGGTAGGCGTTAGCGGCGTCGTACCCACTACCTACCAAGTTCGCAGCTTGCCCGATATCCTGGGCACTCTGCGCCCTATTGGTAGTAAGCAGCCCACCTAGTATGTTATAAACATCTCCAATTGCTGCACGGCCTTGAGTGCCATACTGATTGAGACCGACCTCATTGGATGCAGTCTGGTCCTTAATCGCCTGGATTTGGCGATTAATGGCGTCCTGCTGCGCTCCGTACTTAAGGTCAACCTGTGCTTGTGCTGTTTCTTGTGCACCCATTTAGAGAGCAACACCTCCCTGGTCAAAGCCATAGGGACGGTCGTTATAGCCTACAGGCTGTGGGTAGTAATTAGGCGAGCTAGGTGTGTTCATATCAACAATACGCTTACGTACTGCTGTACGTAGGTCGTCAGGAAGGTTAGGAACTGAATAGAGCTGTGTTAGAATTGACATAGGTAGACCAGCAATTACGTTACCTACGTCACCCCAACTGGCACCTTCACCGACACCATACTGAGGAATAGTAATTCCAATACCTGGGTTACTAGGCATACGCATGGCCGCCATTTGCTGCTGTTGCCACTGCTGTTGCTGAGCATATTGAGCATTCTGCTGAGCAATCATTTGCTGCTGTAGCTGGTATTGGCGATTAGCTTCATCTTGCCGTGCTTTGGCTTCCGCAGCTTGTCTCGCGGCCTCGAGCCTAGCCTGACGTTCTTCTTCTGCTTGCTGGGCGTACAAGCCTTCTCTTTGCGCAGCGATGTCTCCTAGGGATCTACCGTATTGGTTCTCAGTATTAGCAACGCCACCAGCGTACTGCTGACCTAGGTTACCTACGTAACGATTGTAGTCACCAGTTAGATCGCCAGCAGCCCCAAGTTTAATACCAGAGAAGCCAAGCCCCTGTGAACTCATGCGGTTAGTTAGGGCAGTTTGAGCCAATTGGTTCTGTCGCTCGGCTTCGGCTGTTGTGTTCTTATAGCCCACATCAAGCGAACTAAGTGCATTAGTGCGGTCAAACCCAGCGTTAGCAATAGCTCGTTGAAGAGCCTGATCGTACGCAGCATACTTTGCATTAAATGGGAACTGCTTTCCAGATGCGGCAATTGCACCACCGTAATCCTGACGTGTAATGCCAGCGGCCCCACCGGCTAAGGTGGGGTTAGTATTAGCGAATGGCGAAGTAACTGGAGCGCTAGCACCAGGGTTGTTTGGGTCACCACCCAACTGACCAAGTTGAATAGTTGGATCGTCCTCAGGAGTGAGGAGTAGTCCCTTATTGCTTAATGTTCCTGCCACCTCTCGCCTCCCTAGCCCTGGTCTGCTGACCGTAATTTGCCATTCTACGTTGCATTGCAGCCTGCATAGCTGGATCTGTTGTATCAGTGAAGTTCATTACCGGGTTCCTGGGCCTACCGGCTCCAGGTGCACTCGGCAACCCACCCATGTATACGTTGTTACCACGAGCCATTGAGGCTTGAATTCCACGAGGATCAAAAGCCTGCTGCATAGCCGTTGGATGCTGAATAATCTGTTGATCTGTTTGCTGCATTGGTCGCTGAAACGCAGCCAATGGGTCTACACCAATGACACCCATTATTAGACTACCTCAAAGAATACGGCGCACCAGCGCCAGCGATCATTACCATCGGAGCTAACCGTTCCACTTCCCTGTATAGCCTGTAACGTATGAGAACCAGCAGCTACACCACGTATTTCATTAATAACACTATCTGTTAAATGGACATTAGCGATATTATTAAACTGATCAGCGTACCACGGAAGATCAACGCCGTCCCATTTAAACTTTAAACCAACCATTTCTAGGTTTGCATCCCAATAACTAATCTCGCACCATAGCAATATATCGCACTTGTACGGCACGTTAACGTTAACAGTCTGTGGCCACCCACCATTTACAAGTCCATTGACGAAACTTGTCTGCATACTTGCGTGTAGGAGAGCGTCACGGATGCGGTTGAAATTAACCTGGAACGCTGGTACAATAGAGCGATCGAAAGCAGGTGCAGCCTGTAGCGTTAGATTAATGGCCATTAGTTACTCTGCTTTACTGTATCCTTGACTTCATTTAGCCAAGTTACTGAGAACAAATCGAATGGTTGGTTACCGGTATAAGAAATAGACGCTCCTAAGAATCGGGCGTAGCCAGCCCCACGGTACTTAAGTAGTTTCCTAGAGAGATCGTAAGAAGTTCGAGCCGTAGGAGTAACAGTAGTTGGAGTATGGTTACTACCGGTAGGAAGTGCGTCTTTGCGATGCGCTACTGCAACAGACTCTGTATTAGTAAGCATGGCCCCAATATCAAGCGTAAGTAGGTAATTACGCTTGTATTTACTTGGATCACCCCAAGTGAACATCTTAGATTGCCAGGTTACTGTATAGTTGGAGCCGTTGTCCTGAAATATCTGTTGCCCCATTGCATAGATTTTATTAACACTCTGGTCACCTACAATCAGTGTAGGTGGCCTAAGTTCAGAATACACCACGGGACCGGCTAGATTTACACCTGTAGCTACTTGCCAACGGCTCCACGCATCCACTCTAGTATCGTAGACTAGCAGAGTCTTAACGTCACCTACAACATCAGGTAGAAATAAGATGTACTTATCGTCCCAGAAACACGCATCTCGGCCCAATACGGAACCCGATGTTGAACTCCCAGTATTTGTACGAATAAATACGTCAATAGGCTCACTAATGCGCTCAAAGGTCGTACCATCCGTACGATACACACCATCGTTAGATAGAAAGTAAATGAACCCACTAATGATTAGTGGAGTTCCGCGTCCTACACAGCCAATTGTTGGGTGCAACATACGAAGCACCCAACTAGTAGGCTGACCGTCAGCCGTAAGAACGTAAGTTGACCTATTCTTAAAGATTACTAACTGATCGTTGAATGGTATGGTAGCTACACAGTACTCACCATTAGCCGGTGCTACGTCAAGGAAGTTATTAGCAGGCCAAGTCTCATATGCTGTCGGATCTGAGAACCAAAGTCTAGATTCCTGTCCCGAAGTGTGTAGACTGTTTATCATAAACAGTCTATCTTTGAATAGACTTAAATGTGTACCGGCCGGACTAGTGGTGAACCCAGGACATACCCCGCCAACATTGAAACGACACATGCCACCTGTAGAGCGGCAAAGTTTCATTTCATATGGCAGCGACGGTGTACCAGCCAGAATCATCCACTCAGCGCCATCAATTTGCAAGTTACCTGTTGTAACTGCTGTCCATACAGCAGTTACATAGTCTGCCTCTAGAGTCCATACGTGCGCCTTAGCTATATCTGTAAACCACAAACGGTTAGCCAAAGAACCAGTAGGACTACGACGCTGAACCCCCAACATACGAACAGTTGTCGGTTGAAACTGAGTTCCGCCAGACGGAACAGTAGCAACAGACGTTACATTAGCATTCTTAGTAACAAATCCAAGACGTTTTGTCAAAGTCTTAGCTTCAGTGAAATTCAAATTTAGGACTGTAGCGCCCTCATTATCAGCCAACGCTGCATTAGCAAGGTCATCAGTGAAGTGGTACGTTCCAAATTCATTGATGGTCTGCGGTGAGTAAGGCTTCGGCATTTACCACCCCTGGCTATACACAGGATCCACTTCGTCGCGTACCCTAAAGAACTCAAGCTCGGAATGGTCATTGAACTCCGAGAGCATGTTCTTCTTACGTTCTTCGTACATGCGCTTAAAGTATTCAGCACCGGTTAAGTCGTTCTCTTGCAATTTACATAAGCGCACGATGTAAGTAGCAAGTAATTCATCAAAGATTACTGGAGTTATTAGTACGTCAGAATCGCTGACCAGTGCAGCCGGCCTATTCTGATAATTGACACGGTACAAAGCGCTAGTACCAGGAGTAACAGGCGGATAAGGGATCAAGTGACGCTGTTGAGCCTGTGAACCAGTCTGGTAATCACTAATTGAGTAACATGTAGGCTGTGCAGCAGTTGGAGTAAGTGTCTGCTGCCCCCACCAGCTAGCAAGAGGTATGCGCTGGAGCCTCGTTAAAGGACCACCAATGCCCATAGCTACATTAATTTCCACTACGAAGTCAGCCGGCAGCAGAACTCCACCAATAACCTCAAAGTTAGAGAGTACTGTTGGATTACCTACAAGAACTGTCTCCAGCATCTTGAAATCTCGGCAAATCTCAGCCTGACCCCAATTAAGGTACCTAAGTACGTCAGTAGCAGTAAACATAGCCAAATCAACGTCACCAGTCAATGACCCCACAGCATCCTTAATATTGAGAACTGTCGTCATGAATCAGTGACCTTTACGATTTCGCCCTCATGGCCTTCACGAGGGTCTTTGAATGTGTAGCTAGATCCCTTATGCCGAGCGGCGTGAACAATTAGGTCCCGGCAATAATCACGCCAACCAAGCTGTTCGTCGCTACGACCCTTTCGGACCTTGTCATTCTTCTTATCTAGAAGTTTCAGTACGTCGTGCTTAGTGGTGTCAGCTTCGTGGAGCAAGTCCAGTAGCCTATCGTCAAGTTGCCATACACCCAGTACTGGCTCGTCTCTGCCATCTCGTGTACGTTCAACGACCATAAACGGGTATTCCCCAATAGCTGGATCTGCACAGTATTGGACCCTAAGTTCTGGGTAGAGCCGCTCAATCTCTCTAACAACTCGTGCGACATCATCGTCTACTTCGGCCCACTTGCCTTCGTGCGTTAATGCATTCCAGGTCACAACAACCTCATTAGGTAGAGAGAAAAGCCCCCTTTACCTATGCCGAAGCACAAGCAAAGGGGGCTAATCTACTTCCTCTCTACCAAGAGGCCTTATACCTCGGATACACCAGTAAGGGCTCCAAGGCCATTCCGCTGACGAATACCGAGCTCGAAGTACCGCTTCATGAGCACGTCGAAGGCATCTACGTTCGGGACCTGAACGAACATTGAACCTGTCTTTTCCTCAAAGTGCCAGTCCTTCGTGTGATAAACACGCATCTGGGACTCTGGGACTGCATAAAGACGGCCACGAGGACAATCAGGGTCTTCAACCATCGGCATATCCTTGCCTGCATAGTTGAACTTGAGCCCACTGAAACCACCAGAGAACTCCATAGTACCCTGATAGCGCCTCTGCTGAGTAAGTAGTGCGAAATACGCACGACGTACACCAAGTGAGGTGAACATTACCGAAGGAGTACCACCGGCCCGACGGCACTGATCCAAAAGGCTAAGGATTACGCCTTCTGAAATAGCTCCGTTAAGTGCAACCGTGTTAGCCTTCCACACTGGATCGTTAAGGCCGAATAGGTTGATCGTATTATCGGCCATACGAGCCAGACCAGATGGCTCACGCTGAGCAATAACAGTAGCCAAGTTGTAGTTACCGGCACGAGTAATACGCTGTAGACCAGTACCTGTAGAGGTAACTGATACACCAAATGTTACGGTGTTGAGTACGTAGTCAACAGCCGTAATTGTATTGGACTGACCACCAGTAGCGTAAGCATCAGTAGCGTTTGTAAGAACGTCAACCGCTGCATCAACTTCTAGCCAGTACGCATCATCAACGGTATGTGTTACGGATGCCGTTGAGTCAGTAAGCGTTGCAATAGTACCTCTACCATCACCATAGAAGATACGGTTCTGGTCCTTGGCTACTGAATCCTTAAGGACATCGAACTCGTTAGTGACTGCGTTGGCGAAAGCCTGTACATCAGTCTCTGCGATTTCGAAGATTTGACCCTGGATACGAGTACGCCCATAACCGGAGTACAAGGGGACCTGTACTTCCTTGAGACGAGCACGACCGAAGTCGCCAAGTGTCTCGTTCTCAGCTCGGAAGCTGATTCCCTGGTTCTTACCAACCAGGACTGGGAAATCGACGTAACGACCACCGGCCTTATGGGTTACACCCTTGTTCGAAGATGCAATCCGCTGAGTCAGAACAGTTTCAAACTGAATCTGCTTAGCAATTGGTTCCTCGTAGATGACCTTAAGGATCGGAGTGATCGACGTCGTGTTGACGTTGACCATCTAATTCTCCTAGTTACTGTTGTTTCAACTGACCCAGCATTGTTGCTAGAGCAGTTGCACGGTCTTCCGATGAATTAAGCGGGCCAGGAGCCGCCGGTGGAGCAGAAGACGCAGACATATTAGCCGGTGGCCTATTCTGGGCAGCGACCGCAGCCTGAATCTCGTTCTTCCACGATTGAACCGCAGCATCAATCGACAGCCCTTGATTGGCCATCAATTGAAGTACGTACAACTCATTAAACTGGCCATGCTTATTCTTGGCCTCTGTCATAATTTGATCTAGCTGTCGATCAGCTTCGGCTTGTTCCCTAGCATTCTGCTGTGCAGCAACCTGCTGGGCCATTGCACCGAAAGCTGTTTCAAGCCGAGTTAGCTTAGTACCAACCTCAGGAGGAAGCCCAGGCTGTTGTACTTGAACCGGGTTCCCGTCAGCATCGAAGTACTGTGGAGCTTGCTGCTGAGGTTGTTGACCCGCTGGTTTGTAGAAACCATTCTGAACTAGAACGTCTACGAAACCCTGTGGGTCCGTCTTAAGCTGTTCGATAATATTCTTGATCTGAGCTAGTTCTTCGGCAGAGCCAAGTTGGGTATAGGGTTGCAGCTGCTGATTAATTCGTTGTGAATGCTGCTGAAATCCTTGATCCCAATTTCTTACATACTCCGAAGCCTTAGGCCGTTCGTTCTCTGGAAGCTGGGCGAGCCAGTTCTGAGCGTAAGGCGAAAGACCATTAGTATCGTAAGAGCCACCGGGAGGCTGTTCAGCACTAGGTTCAGTTGACGCTTCGGTACTAGAGTCAGTTGTACTTGACTCATCCATAGCGTTAATAAGACCAGCTGAGAGGTCCTCTCCAGCCATGTATCACCCCTTGGTAGATTGGATTTAACTTACAAACCCTGGATAGTTAGTCATCCATACTTCGAACTCACCCATTGCTACACGAGCAACGGCTGAAATATCGAAGCCCACGTTGAGTCCGGTCATTGATACGACAGCGGCGTTTAGAGTCCACTCATCGTACTTCGTACCGTTCAAGTAGAACTGTCCTACAGTGCCATTCTGACGAAGCGCATAGGCAGAGTTACCAAGCGGTTCGGCAGCAGGTACTGTAATTGTCCGCTCAGTAGTCGGAGTAGTTGCTACAGTACGAGTAATCGTAACTGTTGTAGCGTTAGTCCGTACCATTGAGAGGAAATCAGTTGATGCCGTCCGCTTACATGACATTACTGGACCCTGGCCGGCCGTAGACTCACCGTGAGTAAGCCATACCCATACAAGGTTATCAGTAAAGCCAGCCGGCAGAGTGACTGTAGAAAGACCAGTAGCGGCCTGTAGCCTAACACCATCAATAACCTGACCAGATGCCAGAGTAAGCGTCTTACCGGTTACATCTGTGTCAGTCGTACCCTGGACACCGCCAGCACCGCTAGTATATCGAAGCTGAGCAGCCGGTGAATACGCAGCCAACAGATTTGGTACACGCTTAGCTAGGTCATTGTAATTACCTAGAGCATTCCCAAATCTACCGTACACGTTTCGGTAATTGAAAATGATATCGTTCCACGTGGGTGGAAACGCAAGTGATCGACCTGTCCGTGCCGCAATACTAGTCTCAACTAGATTACGAATTGCATAGCTACTTAGTGGGATTGAAGGGAATGGATCATTGAATCCATTGGCATCTGGCTTATCAAGGTATTCTTCATCTGTACCAAGCTGTAATACCGCACTCACTGTGGCGGGCCTCCCGAAGTAGTCTGAGGTTGACTAGGCGGTACTCCGCCCTGTGGCGCCATAGTAAGTCTGTTGATTTGACTACGTAAAGCCATCTCGTATTGAGGTGGTACTTGAGGAAGTTGACCCTGCTGCATGGCCATTTGGCTCTGTTGCATATATTGCTGACGCATTTGCATGAACATCTGGTCAGGCTGACCGGTCATTGGATCAATTGGAACCTGTACTCCTACTTCATTTAGAAATTGCTCCATATGGGTTACCGTATGGTAAGCAATCATCATAGTAGCCTGCTGTGGCCACGACTCATATTCTTCACGCTTACGTGCGTTATCGTGTTCCTGAATGTGGATCAAATGCTCCTGCCACATTTGAACAGGCGTAAATACACCATTCGCCATACGAATGTTCTCTTTCTGAGCCTCCCGCTTATCAATCTGCATACCTTCATACAGTCGAGCGGTATCGCCCAGTTCCATTTGCTCAAGAGCGTCAGGTACAGCTACAGCACCCATCTTCATGAGTTCCATAATCTGGGCCTGCTTAGCTGAATAGCTCTGTGGCGTAGCTGAGCCTACTACAGCCCGCCAATTAGTCTGACCGGATAGATCAGACTTAGAGAACAAGTAGCTTTCGAAGCCACCATTACGACCAGCTACAGTAATCATGCGCTGTGCGTCCCAATACTGACCTGTATAAGCTAGGCACTGCTGTAGTACAGTCTCCCAAGCCGTTTCCTTATCACGGAGCGTATCCATAATCAAAGCGTCTTGGTTCTCTTGTAGGTACGCAATAGCTGTAGCGGCCGTAACGCCATTAGGAATTGAGCTACCATCAGTATTCTCCTGGCTAGCTAATTCAGCCATTTCAACACTGATTCTATTTACATGGTCGACGATATAATTCGGAAGTCCTGCAATTTCAATTGGCTGAGGCGGCCTAGAACCTGGCCTAAACTCCACTACCTCACCCGCAGCACCACGAAGCTTCTTCACGTCAACAGAACCAAGTTCCACAGCAAGTTGTGGTCTACCCATCCTGTTCTTATCCTCAATGATCTGGCTGCGTGTCCGATTGTACTCAACCTGTAGCGGCATCAAATCCTCTACAAGAGTTGCACCGTAGAAAATTGAGTTCTCGATGTAAGTCCGCTTAGCGAATGGGTACTTCCCGTGTACATACGGGTATTCCTCTAGTACTTCCAGGACTTTCTCCTGCGTACATGTGACTCTAGCACCCTTAGGGTGGTTCTTGTCCGGCTTAATCCATATTTCACGGATTTCCACAGCCTTTTGCTTCGACGCATCCTGAGTCATTCCTTGAATAGCCATGAGACGTGACTCTAGCGTATTCGTAGCTACAGACACGCCATCCATCTTAATACCGAAACGCTGTTCAACCCAATCTGGTGACTTCATAGTAACATGCATCACCCACTCTTGCTTCTGCAAATCTGGCTCATCCAGATTTGGGACCAAAATGTGAAATGGGTCAACGCATTCAACAACAGGACTACCATACAGCATAACGTGCTCTTGCTGCTGTTGCTGTTGCTGTTGCTGTCCATTCTGCATACCCATGCCCTGAGCCTGAGGAGGTAATTGCATATCCTGCTTACCATAGCCCATAGGCACAGATTCATCATAGTATGTCTTAAGGAAAGCTGTTCCACAGATTAACATCCACCAGTCACACTGCTTAAACCGCCAAGCTAGTTTCAGTTCATTGGTAATATAGTCAGCCAGTTGTTCAGCTCCCCTAGCAGCCGCCTGACTATTATCGTCAGTATTAGAAGGACTAACGAAACCCCTAACGCGCTCCTTATTAATCTTGGCGAGTTCCTTGCGAAGAATCCGCCTGGTCTTGTTAATGACAATGCGGACACGATTCCCCGGATTCAACGGCTCAATCATTCGGCCAACAGCTAAGGCACTGGATTCATAGTTCCACTGAATGTACTGCTTGCCGCTTACGAACGCCAAGTAAGTGTACCACTTCCGCTCGAAGCTCATACGAGCCATACGGGCCTGTTGGTACACGTTATTCCACTTCTCAGCGGTATCGGCAGAAGGCGTAGCTGTGCCACGATCTTCTGTTGTTGCCGTGTTATCAGCCACGCTAACTCCAAATTAGGGTATAAAAAATGTGGAAGGGGGTAGCTCCGGCCTTCGGCCTCCGCCCCTACAGGGCGGATATTAGGATTCAGCAAATCCTAGAAGCCTATTATCCTCTTCCAAGTCAATAATTACATTAGACATATCGGAGGCCAGAGTGAAATCATCGGCCAGGTCGTCGTTTGGCTCATCACTTAAGCTAATAAGTGAACGATCAACAGAATCGGCCAAGTGGTGGTACTCCGTATCGTTCCGAGCCACCAATTGGGCCATGTACTTATTAAGCTGCTGGCGTAGACTGTCCTTTTCGACTTCGTCCGCTGCTAGCTTCCGGACCGCTAGACTGTGCCACTTCCAGATCAACAAGCTCATCATGAACGATACGCACACGATTGACAAGCCGAGTAAGACGAGCAATTTCCTTGTCCTTTTCTTCAATGGTCCTATAGGCTGTACGGAGTTCGTCAGCGGGGCTGTATCCAACTAGGTTAGCCATGTGACGGAACATCTTCTCGCCAATATAGATTGCTCCGTCGTCGCTATCAATGCCTAGGTTAATGTACCACACGTCATCGAAGCTACCATCAACTGAGCAGGCCGGCAATGCCATTAGGTCCCTACGCTCACCGGGGATTACCCGCATATCGAAGTCTAAGCCTTCGTGGAATGGTTCTACAATACGGTGTATACGCAATTCGGCAAGAAGCTCCGGCCGATTCAGGAACTCCCGATCTAGTGTACCCTTGTTATAAATCTCTAGTTCCACTACCATTCACTCCCTAGGATTACGTGACTTGTCTGGTCACCGAAGTCTTCCAAATCTTCGGCGGCATAGAATGGGGACTCTGACGGTGCTGCCTTAGCGGCCTGGATGAATGGGGCGCGTACTTCTCCAGCCCAGCCCTCGAACTCGTCCTCTGGCCGGCTCATAATTAGATAGCGTAGTGCATCGCAGGCGTCGTCATTGATCTTACGCGGTTGGTCCTGAACTTTCTTGCTCTCATTCGTCTTACGGTTAGCGTAGCTGTCCCACCGGTAACTTTGCAACTCATTGATTAGGTTGGTACAATCCTCAGTTACAAATAGACCAATCTTCTCAATGTAAGCCCGGACCCGATTGAGGCCGGCTCTCATATCATTATTCGCAAGACCAATGAAACGGCCGCACTCACTATAAAGACTACGAACCGACAGACCAGTAGCGGCGCTTCGCTGTTCAATTGAGGGGTCGCCGATGCAGTAAACAATTCGGTCCTTGAGGCCGGTCCATTCTTCCCATTCGTCGAGTGCTTTAGCGTGTTCAGCTACTGTACGTTCGGCCTCGTAGTACTCGTGAAACACGATGATACGACCCTCGTTATCAACGTACCCGTAAAGCCATACAGTAGGATGGCGAAGGCCATGATCCATAGCAACATAAACAGGATTGGTAACTGACTGCGGATTGATAGGAGGGATAATGTTATGGAGGCCAAAGCTCGGATAAACAAGTCCAGTTGCGGCCATGAACTTACCGTGTCGTCTGGCCTGCTTTTCTTCTGCGGACATTCCGGCAGTGATTTCATCAAGTACTTCCTTACTAACGTGGGGGTTATCCTCAGTTGAGCCAACGAACACGTCAGCATAAGGGCTCGCTTGACCCTTCTCAACAACTGGTCTATAGTACTTTCTGTAGATCCATGTGAAGCCTAGTAGTGGAGTCATTGACATCCACCAGTCACCATTCACATCTACGAGGCGCAACATGTCTTCGTTGAAGATTGACTCCGGTGGTTCCTCATCCCACCACACAAAGTTACGGCTAGTACCTGCGTGCTTCTCTACGTCCTGTTCTGACGTAAGGAAGTCCATCTTAGAGCCATTAATTAGGGTGAGGGTTCTAGACGAGGGGCTGTAACTTTCTGCCCAACTTCCGTTGATGAGGTATCGGGCTGGGAGCCATCGCTGGATTTCGGGGAGCATGATCTTTCCAAGTCCCTGTTCAATGTCGACCGCAGTGCCGCGCCCGTAGACAGGAGGCTTTGGAGTTGACCTAAAAGGGTGGGTTCCGGTGAGATACCAAACGGACTCCACGGCACCCGATACTGTCTTCCCGACACGGTTGCCACCAAGTAGAAGACGCCCTCTTTTGGTAGATTTATGGAAGTTCTCCTGGACCCCTTTGTATGGCCTGTACCCGTAGATATTAGGCCGTTGGGCAGCTTGCCGGAGTTCGAACTTGAGTTGGTCAAGTAACTCTCCCATTAGAGGGAATCCTTAATTAAAACAGGGGTTA